GGCCCTCTTCCCCTGCCGCGGCACGACGGGTGGCTTCCACGTTCTGCATCAGGTCGCGCTCGATAATCTGAAAGGCTTCACCCTTCTTGGACGAGGCGACATCGACTGAGCCATTGGCTGTGGCAAAATAAGATTCGACCAGCGCCTTGAGCACTTCGTAAGGGAACGGATTGGGCTTCACGCCGGAGGAATAGTCTTCGCGGCGGGCGAGAAAGTCGTAATGCACCCCCGCCTCAGTCGCGGCTTGTGAGAGAAATTGAGTCAGACGAGCCGTTGGAATCGCAACCCCGTTGGGAAGTTCGTTGTGCAAACGCCCTTCGGTCCCGGCCGCGGTCCGGCGAGCCCGCTCCACGGTCGAGGTGATGTTGCGCTCGATTAGTTCGAGGGCTTGCTGTTTGAGCCCCGTGCCATCGCCGCCCCCATCGGTCACGATGTTTGAGAGAGTCAGGAGACGAACCACTTCATCCGGCAACAAAGTATCGAAAACGTCAATGTCGAGGGCGAGCGCGTTGAAGGTGATCGTGTTACGCTCTAGGTTTTCGCGGCGGGAAATGAAATTGTGGTGATCGATCGCCTGCTGGTAGGAACGGTTGACGAAACTCTTGATGCGCGTGACCGGCATCCGGTATTGGATCAAGGTTTCCAAACCCACCCGCCCAGTCATCCCGCCGAAGGTGTTTTGCCCAGTGACCGTGAGCGACTCGTAGGCGGTGCGGCGTTCACGCTCCACCTCGTTGGTGATATTACGCTCAATGTAGCTATACGCCTTGGTCTCCAGACCGTTGGACAACTCAAGTTGGTTATTCTCCTCGCGCCAGAGCGCCAAGATCATGTTCTTGGTCGCGTCGAGGTTCGGGAGGATGAGGTTGCCGGTCGTCGGCACACCCGTTGTTCCACCCGTCTGCCACGTCAGTGGCGAGCGGGCACTCTCTTCGCGGCGGGAGAGGAAATTGTAGTGGTCGATGAGACGGCGCTGGGCCTCGTCGATCCTCTGATCGATGCGCGTCGTATCAGTCACCGCCACGCCATTGTCGACGTAGGGTGCGAGCAGATTACGCGCTTCGAGGTAAGTCGACATTTAGTAAAGCCGGATCCAAGTGTTCGCCGCCACCTTCTGCCATGCGACCGATTGGCTGGCGGTCAAAGCGGTCAGGGCTGCGCCGTGTAAGGTAAGTCCGGTGGAGGTGACCGTCAGTGCCGTGACGGCGCTGCGAGCGAAAAGACGAATAATCTGACCCGTGACGCTATTCGAGTTAGACGGGAAAACAAACGTGGCGGTCGCTGCGGTGCTGCTGTGGTTAAGAAATACCGTTTCATCGAGACCATCCGGCCGCGCCGCGATTGTCGCCCCAGCGACCGAAGAGTAGACCGACACCGTCGGCCGATTCTTTTTCGCTTCGGGTGCCGTGAGATAGGAAGCAAAGGTATCCAGCAACGTCTGCGGGTCGTTGGGATACTTGGTTCCGGTGGGGAGTGTTCCTGGGATGAGTGCCATAACTTTTAGAACTTGATGCAGTAACGCATCGCAATGTTTCTCGGACAAGTTTCGGCGCTGGTTCCCGTCGACGGGTTCCCTGAAATAAGAGAAATAGAATGGGTATGGTCAGAACTGACCCCAGAGCTAGTCGCGGAAAAGCTGTGCTGGTGTCTAGCTGACGCCCCGTTTGTGCCGACGTTATGCGAGTGGGCTCCGTTCGTGCTCGTGTTTTGTGCTTGCCATTCCTGAAAGTTGCCGCCTGGATAACTTCTATTACCAATAAAAGTGCCCCCACCGAAAAAATTATACAGGGACCGCGATCCTTGGCTGTGGTAATGGTTTCCTTGAACGTCCGTCCACCCAGTATGGGTATGGTCGGGAAAATCATCGCCAGTAGTTCCTGAAACCGTATGTGTATGGTCGTTGCTTTGGACGCCAGTGTTGCCGCTAGTCGTATGTGTATGCGTTCTAAGTGCGTCGGCTGTTTTGGCACCGAAAGTTCCGGCCTCGGTTCCGTCCGAGTTTCTCCCACTTCCACGCAAAAAGTAGCCTCGTAAATCGGGGAGCGTAAACGTCGTGCTTCCGTTACCCGAACCATAGGTCGTTCCAATCGCTGAAAATAGCGCCGAATAATCGAAGCGGCTTACTTCCAAACCATTACACTCCAACCACCCACTCGGAGTCGAATTCATGGCAAATGCTTGCACTGCGCCCGGAGGAACAAGAGCCTGTTGAACCACCGCAACCAACTTTGCTAGAGTCACCGAACCGTCTGCGATCGTCGTCGCGGCGCTGACATTGGCAGATCCGTCGAAAGCTCCTGTAGTGCCGGTCACATCTCCAGTGAGCGCGATCGTGCGTCCGGTTATAAGTGTGGTTGCTGTAGTTGCCGTAGTCGCCGTAGAGGCATTCCCAGAAAGTGTTGCGGTAATAGTCCCGGCGGCGAAGTTGCCGCTGCCGTCGCGGGTCACGATCCGGTTGACGGTATTAGCCGAAGTCGCCTGCACCGCGTTGTTGGTCACCTTACCGGCCGTATTGATCGTGGCCAGCTTGGTATCCGTGATCGCCGCCGAAGTGCTGATTTCATCATTAGTGATGTTGAGATCCGGCACGATGTCGCTCAACGCCACTTGCCGCAGGGTATTGTCCGTCTGCCGGACCACGACCACTTCAGTTCCCACGGGGGTCGAAAGCGCCGTCTTAGAGTCAAACACTTTAGCCTCCACATCAGCGAGGGAGGCACGAACCACGTTCCCGTTCTGGTCGAGGACGATCTGATTGCCCGCTGCCAGTGGCGTGGAGGCCGAATTCAGGGCCGAAGGTTTTTTGCTGGACGAATATGCCATCGTATTATTTTACAGGGTTATTACTCGATCAGCAAACGGTTGTCCTCGTCGTCGATGAGCAAATAGAAATCGGGGCTTTCCTCGATTAAAAGGGGGACGCCCACCGGAGGGGTGCTCCAAGAGTTCTGATCCACCTTTAGGGCGGTATCCAAGGCTGGGATTTCCATCAGAGTGTCCCCCCTCCCGTGGCTTCCACGAGTTTCTGGCCGTGCAACATTAGCCGTCCAAGGTGGGCGCGTCCGGTCCAGTTGACCCGCAAGGTGAAATCATGCCCAAGATAGGCAGGCACATTGGTCGCCAAGTTGGCGGTTAGAGGGGGAGCCGGAAACCGGACTTGGGGAGCGTAGCCCCGTTTGTAGTTCGGCAGTTGCGGTGGGTCAGGATCATAGACGGTCGGCACGTCGCCCGCCTCAAGTTGGGCACCCCAGAGGAAAAGACCGGAGATGTTGTCTCCCGTGTAGTCCGACTGACCGGCAATGGTAGCCAACCCGACAATGCAGTTAGTCGTGCCAGAACTGTCAGTGACCGCCCGGATCGAGCAGCGATACCAACCGTCTGGCAGAGCCGTGATGGTGGCAGTGGTTCCGGCGCTGGCATTGCTGGTGACACCGCCGCCTGAAAGATGAAACCACGCTTCCTTCGCCGTGGAAAATGCACCACCGGACGACATCCTCAAATACAGACGATTGCGCTCCGAGACCTTGGCGTAGACCGAAAAGACGTAGGAGGTCGAGGAGGATAATGTCGGGCTGGTGTCGGCAACATTGTGCGCCACAGAGCTTGAAGCGTTTTCCACTAATTTGTCGGCGGTGTTCCCCGCCGCGGGGTCCGTGGCGCTATTGGCGTTAATCGTGGCGTTGGTTTTGGTCCACGCAGGATCTTCGAGGGACTCGCTTGCGACCAAGAGATTCTTGTCTTCCAGAACAAACTCTGTCGTGAACGTGCGGGTGAAAGTCTGCCAAGGAGTGAAGTTGGGGTAATCGTCGGGCCGATAGGCCAGTTCACAGGTGAATGGATAGTCCAAGCCGCCGCCGAGTTCGCCGAACCATAGGTCACAGCGAATGAGTTTCTTCAGGCTCATCGTATCTCGAAAATCGAAAGCCTTGGTCACGACGCTGGCATTAATAAGCCGCTTGCCTTCGACTGGAGTATCAAACTCGTCGTCGCGGGAAATCTCCCAGATTTCAATTCTCCGCCCAGTGTCGTCTTGGTGGAGGCAGACGGCGAAGCAACGCGGTTCCCCGTCGAAAGTGCCCTGCACTAGCTTGATAATTCGAAGACCCGTCCACACTCCGTCGAAGACCGCTGAAGACTTGCCGCGGCCAGAAGACGTGGAGTTAAAATCCAAAATGGCCATCCCGTTGAAAAGGGTGGGGACGGGTTCAGTCGCGAACTGATCGGCCTGCGCTTGGATGTCGGCATACGTCGCGCCAGTGGCGCGGCGGGGAAATTTTTGCGGTAGGCACGTCATCAACAGACGATTGTCGAAGTAGGCGAAGCTCACTGTATCGAGCATCCACTGGGTATCCTGCTTCAGGATTGGATCAATCTCGGCCGAGATCGGTGTCTGCCCATAGCTATCGGCTTCGGCCCTGGCGTTGCGATAGGTCCGGATGCCATTGCCTTCCCGGCTCCGGAAGAACAAGTCACCATTAACCGGAATCGCACTGTCGCTGGTCGAGCCGATATTGTCCAAGAGGACACGCTGAAATCCTTGCACACTCTTCCACTGATCTCGGGGTGCGGAGACTTGGAAGGTGACGGCTCCGCGTTCGCAAAAGGCGATCAGATCCCCCTGCCCTGTCGCCGTGTCCTGCACTGGGAGGAACGCCAGACCCGTGACGCGGCCGACCTTGCCCGTCGGGGCGAAGCTGCCGCCTTCATTGAGAAACGTGTTCTCCGTAAACCGCAGAAGGTCGCTATCCTGTCCGGCATTGAAGCGACTGACGAAACCACCCCGCCCTGCGGTGGTCACACTCACCGGCACCGTGAAGGTCGTCGCGGCAACTCCGGACACAGCATAGGTGGAATTTAGCAGCGGGCTGCTGCTGTGACCGCTGATTGTCACCTGATCCCCGTTGGCAAAACCGTGGTTGGATGAAGTTGTGACGACCGTGGGGTTGGCCCCACTAGAACTGACAATACCGACATTGGTTGTCGAGCCTCCGAAGACCAAGTCACCCGCGATGATCTCGGCTCCTTCGTTGACTGCGACAAAGAGCCGCCCCTGCCCGTAAGCCATTTGCTTGCCAATCGGGACAACCTCCTCACCGTAATGACTGGCACGACGCAGAACATAGCCGTCATAGACACGGGGTTCGTCCTGCCCGGTTTGGATGATGAGATACTTCTCGGCCTGGACCATGTAAGCGGGCACATCTGAAGCAATCTCGTCGGAAAGATTGAGCCGATAGCATGAAAAATCGTTGAGGTTGAGCGCCATGAT